CGATGCGCACCCTCCAGGCCAAGAAGGCGGCCACCCCCGAGGGCGGCGATGCGGCCCCCGGCGAGCAGCCCGCGCCTCCGGCCGAGGAAGCCCCGGCGGCGTAACCCTCTCCTCTCCTGGTTCCCAAGCACAAGGACGCTCACCCTTCGGGGTGGGCGTCCTTGTTTGTTAAGGTATGTGAACACTTGATTAGTCGGCGACGTTACAATGCTTAATAGTGTCCATAATGCTTGCCTGCATTGTAACGCTGCGGTATACAATGTGAACGAAAATAAACTTGCTAAGTGTGACTAATCAGCGTTGACAACCGTAAGGGCCTTATGCGATACTTGACCCCATCGACGCACGCAGGAGGCTCCCCCGTATGTACAACCGCGAACTGGCCGCCCAACGGCGTAACGAGCTTGGGCTTACCCAGGAGCAGTTGGCGCACAAGAGCGGTGTATCGTCCCAGCTTATCAGCAAGTACGAGCGGGGCATCCATTCCCCCGACCGGACGAACCAGGACAAGCTGGAGAAGGCGCTTGACCTTCCCGATGGGGCCCTGTGGACCAAGGACTCTAACAAGCGCCGTCGTAGCGCGTAGAAGGCGTCGTTAATGCCCTACCAAGCCCAGGTTACCTATTCGGCGTTTCCAAGCGTCGATGTCATCGACCCCACGCACCTGACAGAATCGTGGGAGACCTTCGTGTTGCGGATGCGCAACGTGCAGGTTGTGGACTCCAAGTCTGGCGTGTCCCTGTTCTGCGCCGCTAACTTCCCTAACGGCACCGGCCGCCGCAATCTCGCCAGCGCGGGCCAGGTGGCGATGCTCGTCCTCGACATCGACAACTCCGTGCCCGTCCGGGGGCCTGACGGCAAGATTCTTCGGGACAACCAGAACAAGATGGTCAAGGCGCTCATTCCCAACCCTCTTGAGCCCGACCTGGTCGAAATGATGCTGTCGTCCTACGAGTACGTTCTGGTGACCAGCCACAGCCACAGCCTGGCCTGGCCGCGTTTCCGGGTGGTTATGCCACTCCAAACGCCGTGCCCCGCCAACCTGTGGGACGCTTACGCCCGTGAGGCGTTGTCCAAGCTGGGGATGGACATCTTTATCGACCACCTGGACTCGCAGTTGTTCAACGCGTCCCAATCCTACTACTGGCCCTCTCACCCGCCGGGAGCCCCCAACCGGTTTACCTACAACGAAGGTCAACCGCTTTCGGTCATCCTGACGCCGGAGAAGGTCGCGGCAGCGATGGAACACGCCGGGCGGCGTGCCAACAAGCACTCGCCGTTTACGCCCGCCCAGGTCGAACGCTACTACCTTAGCCAGATTCCCAACCTGCCCGTTGGGCACGTACAGGACGGCGAGTGGCGTACCCCCTGCGTGTTGCACGACGGTACCAACAACAAGCTGTACATCAACAGCGTTACCGGCTTCTTCAAGTGCTGGAGCAAGTGTCGTGACATTCCCGAGCACAAGGGCGGTCAAGGCGACATCTACCGCTTCCACGAGATTAAGCACAACGTTGACTTCGCTACGGCCAAGAAAGCCGTCCACGAGATTATCGGCGGCGAACCCGGCGGTACGATGACCGACGTGGAAGTCGCCCAGGCCATCACCTCCAGCACGGCCGAACAAGTGCCCCTGCTGATGGAGGAGATTAAGCACCAGCCGACGAAGGTTGCGAACAAGCTCATTACGCAGTTGGTGACGACGCACCCGGAACTGCGGCAAGAGGACTTGAAGGCCGAGTACCAGAAGGACCGCAAGGTTATCTCGTTCAACGCCCGTAGCAGCGAAGCGGCGGGTATCGAGCACATCAAGGCGGAAGTCGCCCAAAAGCTGGAGTCCGGTACCACGGACGAGTTCGGCTTGTGCCTGGCCCCCGACCGCTACGTCATCGACCAAGACGGCGTGTTCAGCGTCCAAATGATGGGCAAAGGCGATAACCCGTACCTGGCCCGTGTCACCCCGCCCATCGCCGACCGACCCATCTGGCCGTCCGAACTGGGCCACGACCTGGCTACCGACAAGATGTGGGTGGACCTCAACTGGCGCGGCTCCCAAGGCCAGCACCACCACGAGTGGTTGCCCATCACGTCGCTCAACAGCCGCGAGTCCGTCCTGAACCTCAACGACGCCCCCGTGAGCGTGGACAACGTCATCCAGGTCTGCGGCTTCCTGCGTTACGCCAAAACCGCCCTCAAGTCCCCCATCAAGCAAATTACCTCTGCCGTGGGCTGGGTGGGCACGGGCGAGTCGCTACGCTTCGTGCTGCCGACCGACGCCCAGGTAGAGTACGTGGGCGAGCCCATCGCCACGGAGGGTAACCTTGCCGCCTGGGCCGAACCGCTGGCCGCGCTGGCCCGGTCGGGCGCGGGTTCGTTCCGAACGCTGGCGGTGCTGGGCCTGTCGGCCGCCTCCCCGCTGGTGCGCCACACCAACCGTCGTAACCCCGTCATCGGCCTGGTCGCCGAGTCCTCGACGGGTAAAGGCAAGACCATCGACTACGCGCTGTCCATCTGGTCCACGCCCGGGAAGTCCACGGTCCCGGCGGGCTCCTCCGTCAAAGGCTCCCAGGACATCGGTATGAACAAGCCCGATTACCCCCTGTTCGTGGACGAAATGCAGCAGTTGTATAAGCGCGACCCGCTGATGGTCGAAGACAGCATCTACTTTATGGGCAACGGCCAACGCCGCATCGTTGCGACCCGCTTCGGCGGCACCCGGGGTGGCGAACGCCGCTATGGCGCTAGCTTCTGGGCCGCCGAGGACGACGTTACCCAGGCGTTGCAGAAGGGCGCGCAGAACCGCGTCGTGGTGCTGCACGGTCCCCCGGCCGCCAACGAAACCCTTACCGACCTGATGGGCCACACATCGGCCCGCAACTACGGCGTTGCTGGCGCTCGTATCGGCGAACTGCTCAACGAACGCTACGCCGACTACGTGATGGAGGTAGAGATTACGGCGATGGAGCTAATCCACAACCGCCAAGGTCTCGTGGGCGACGACCCGTACACCATCGCTTTCGTCCAGCAGGGCTTGCAACTGCTCCAAGACGCTACGGGTGTGGTCCTGCCCATCAAGGACTTGGTCCAGTGGCTTATCCGCACCCTGAACACCAACCGTGCCGAAGCCAAGGACTACGCCGAAGAAACGTTCGTGTACCTGATGGAGACCTTGATGTCCTCCACCTGGGGGCGCGACGGCCAACACCCCAATGCGCTGGTGGACCTGGACAGCTACGTGGCCTTCCGGCTTGACGAGTGCTGCGACCCGGAACACAGCCCGTTCGAGATTAACCCTACCTCCAACCGCGTTGTGGCCGCATTGAAGAATCGTGGGTACACGGAGCGCATTGCGGCGGTCTGGGCCACCCGTGGGTGGATTCGGAAGCAGGGTAAGAACCTAAAGTGGACCCGAGGCGCTACCCGTACCGGCCCGGGTACGATGGTGTGGCGTCTGTCGAAGGAAGGTCTGGCCCTGTTGGGGCTGTCGATTACCTTAGAGGAGGTAAACAATGTCCAAGCCCCTTCAGTGTAACATTATGACCGCACCGGACGGTGCCCGCCTGATTATGGTCATTGTCCAGCCTAGTGTTAACGTTTCTAACATCTACCGCGTTAACCTTGACAAGACCAACAACCAAGCGGATAATGTCTTTATGCAGCTTGAAGCTTCCTTGCAGCGCGAATATCGCGCCTTCGACTTCAATAACCCCGAGCAGCAGAACCGCGCCGCGAAGCGCGTGTACACGCTGACGTTGGCCGAGTAGGATAGCTAGCGTGACGACCGCTGCTCCCACGAACCCGGCTGGCGGGGCTATTGCCGCCGAAGTTGACAACGCCATTATCCACGTTGTCAGCGACTTCCACTTCCTGCGCCAGTTCTTTACGCCCTCCGGCGATTGGATGGGCTCGCCCTACAGCGGCTTGGACCTGGAAACCGAGGGTGTCCTGAACCCCCACGACGGCAAGATTGCCACCGCCCAGATTGAGGTGTGGGGTCAAGCCTGGGTCGTCCACTGGGACGTGTCCAAGGACCTTAAGGACGTGCCGGGCGCGGATTGGTTCCGTTACTACCTGGAACACCCCCAGGTGACGAAGCTCATCCATAATGCCATCTTCGAACACTCCCACCTAATCCACGCTTTGGGCTGGGACCTTCGCATCGCCCCCATCCACGATACGATGGCGGCCGAGTACGTGCTGGCCGAAGGGTCGGGCTTTACCTCGCCGAGCAAGGTCAAGTTCCAGATGGAGGACATCGCCCTCGATGCCTGCATCGAGCGCCGTTATGGCGTTGCGATGGATAAGGACAAGAAGCTGCGTACCGGCTTCCGCCGTAAGGGCGTCACGCACGTCGTCAAGCCCACGAAGAAGCTGCCCGACTACGGCCCCACGCCGCAGCAACAGTCGTCCCGCCAACTGTGCGGGTGGACGCCGCTGATGGGGCCCGCGCCGAGCCTGGCCGCCGCCGGTATCTCCACACCGGACGGGTGCTGCCCGTACCGCGCCGAGGTCATCGTTGGCAGCAAGGGCGAGTTCTGGCTTTGCAGCCTGTGCGCCGCCGACCCCGCGTTCAAGCGCCTCAAGAAGCGTACCGCCATCGACTGGTCGGAGTACCTTCCTTGCGAAGTTACCCAAGGCGACCTGACCGACCGTCAGATTAAGTACGCCGCCTTCGACGTGCTGTGGATGGCAAAGCTGGCCCAGGACCAGATTGCGGAGTTCCGCGCGCACTACATTCAGGACCAAACCAACAACTACTGGGGCATCTTCCAGATGGACTGCCTGGCGACCGAAGTAGTCGCTCGTATGCAGTTGAAGGGGATGCCGGTCAACTCCGACGAGTTGTGGTGGTTGAACACGGAATGGACGTTCGAGGAGGAGCGTCTACGCGAGGACATCCAACAGCTTCTCTACATCCAGGGCGACACCGAACTGATTAACCCGTCCGAAAAGGACAAGGTGCTGGCTCGACTGGCGCAGTGGGGTGTAGTGCTGCCGTCCTACGAGGCGGCGGAGCTTAAGAAGCTTAAACTGGAGAACGAGTACCTGGCGAACCTTGTCGCCAAGATTCTCCGTTGGAAGAAGGTACAGAAGCTCGAAAGCACCTACACCGGTCCTTTCCTCGAAAAGACGCATCCGGTCACCGGTCGCATCCATTGCAACTTCAACCCGTTTACCACGGGTACCGGCCGTTTCTCTAGCTCCAACCCCAACCTCCAGAACCTTCCGTCGAAGGGCGACGACGGCCCGCGCATCCGCGACTGTGTCCAGGCCCGCCCTGGGTACAAGCTGGTCATCGCCGACTTCTCGCAGATTGAGCTAAGGCTCATCGCGGAATACTTCAACGACCTTAAGATGATTGAGGCGTTCTTGCAGGGTAAGGACCTGCACACGATGATGGGAGCCGCCATCCTGGGCATCCCATACGAAATGATGCTGGAACTGGTCGCGCAGGGCGACAAGAAGGCCAAGGGGGCCAGAAGCAACGCCAAGCCCGCCAACTTCGGCCTTGGGTACGGAGCGGGCGTCGGTCAGCTCATCAACATCGCGTGGGTCCAGTACGAGATTGCTTGGGACTACGCCGAAGCCAACCGCATCCGCAGCCTGTACCTGGAACTGTGGTCGGGCGTGGCGCAGTACCACAAGCGCCGCGCGGATGCCATCCAGTACGGCAGCGGCGATTGGAAGGAGTACACCTACGACGGGCGTTGCCGCCGCATCCCACGCCACTGGACCGACAAGGACGGCAAGCGCAAGAGTTGCTATTCTGCCTCGCTTAACCACCGAATCCAAGGCACGAGCGGCGACATTACCAAGACCTCGCTCATTCGCCTTAACGACGAGTTTATGCGGCATAAGTACGATGGGGGTGTCATCCTCCAGGTTCACGACGAAATTGTTGCCGAAGTCCGCGAGGACCAAGCAGAATATCTTTGCGACCTCCAGAAGCGGATTATGGAGGAAGAAGGCGCAAAGAGGCTACGACAGGTACCGTGCCTGGTGGACGCCAAAGTATCCGACCGCTGGAACAAGTAAGGAGCCAACAAGATGCCCAACAACCCGATGCGCCCCCAGTGGGTCCAGTTGACCAACGCCGATACCGGCGAGTCGTCCAACTTCAACTTCGACCTGGACGCCTGCAACCACATCGAGCCCGACCCGGATAGCTTCGGTACCATCATCACCACGGCTGACGGCGACACCATCCGGGTCAAGGAGCCTTACGAGAGCATCGCCAACACCGTCTGGCCCACGCCGCCCGCCGTGGACGAGCACGAGCCCGCGCTGGCCGGTCAGCTTCCCGACGTGCCCGCCGTGGACGAGGAGCCCGCGCCGCCAGCGCCCGAGGCCGTCAAGCCCGCCAAGAAGAAGGCGGCGCAGGATGCGGGAGCCTAGCCCGCTCCGCGACCGCCTGTACAACCTCCTCGGGGTGCAGAGCGTGGGCATTGATGAAGGGAACGTCGCGCACGAGCGCATCGTGAACATCATCGGTGGGGTGTACGAGGAGATTGCCCGTGTCATCGAGCGTTACGGCGAGCCCAACATCCGCTACGTCGTGCAACACAAGAGGTACGAAGTTGTCCGGCGAATCGCGTCTTAAGCTCGTCCTCACCGTCCGCGACTCCTTAACTCCTGCTTTGATGCAGGTAAGAAAGAGGTATTTCGAAATGACCCGTCAGATGATTCTCGACGCCTTGTTTGCCGTTCCCGGCGTCCGTACCGCGTCCATCCTGGACCAGTCGGCCAACGGCGACAAGGGCGCGATGACCACCGTGAACATCCCTCTGGGCGTCGTGGTCCTCCACGTCACCGGCGGCGACCTCCTCGCCATCGGCCGCGCCCTGCTCAAGCTGCGCGCCTTGGGCGTCCAGTACGAGATTGTTCACACCCCGGTCGCTGTGTTGAGCGGCAGCGGCAAGCTGACCGTTGACACGACGTTCGGCCGCTCAGAAGCCTACGTCGGTGCCGTCGAACCCTGCCGCGCCTGCGGGATGGTTCACGACTAATGGCGCGCGTCATCGTTCCGGCGGCGGATGCCATCTTGGACATCCCCGTCCCCATCTACGGTGACGGCATTGGCGAGGTTGTGCCCCTCGACTATATGGGCGGCGACGTTCGTATTGTCGAGGCGGCCCGCACCTCCTACCAGGGCGGCACCAAGACGGTTAACGAGGACCGGGGCCTCATCCAACACCTGATGCGCAACGCGCATACCTCCCCGTTCGAGCAAGTCATCTTGCTGTGGTATATGCGTATCCCGCTGTTCGTAGCGGTACAACTCGTGCGCCACCGCACGTCGCGGCTCAACGCGGAGAGTGGGCGCTACTCCGTGATGGAAAACAAGTTCTACATCCCCAAGATTAACGAACTGCGTGGGCAGGGCGACAAGGACAAGCAGGTAGGCGACGGCGTGCTTGAAGGGCTCAACGCTCTTGAGGCCCATAGCCACCTGGTCAACGCGTGCAACGAAGCGTACGAGCGATACGAGAAGCTGTTGAAGGCCGGTGTCGCCCGGGAGCAGGCTCGGATGGTCTTGCCCCAGAACCTCTACGTCAAGTGGTACTGGCAGATGGACCTGCACAACTGGTTCCATATGGCCGGGCTGCGCCTCGATTGGCACGCTCAACTGGAGTGCCGACAGGCCGTTGCTGCCCAGGTGCCGTTGGTCCAGGCTGTGGCCCCCATCGCGTTCGAAGCGTGGCAGAACGAGGTGTTCGACAGCATCCGTCTGTCGGGTAAGGAACGCGCGTTCGTGCAAGACGAGCTTAACCGTGCTGTGCCCGCCAACGACTTGTCGGAGCTAGCCAAGGCCGAGTTCGGCGAGAAGGGCGCTGCCCGCCTGCTGGACAAGCTGCGTAGCCCGCACCGCTACGCTTAGGGAGAACTACGTGAACGCAGTCGATACCGAGAACGCCGAGCAGTACAGCTTTAGCCGCTTGGAGAAGTACGCCAAGTGCAGCTACAAGTATTGGCTGCACTACTTCAAGCCCGTGCCGCGCCCGTTCACCGGGAGCGTAGCCACGGAGGCGGGTACGGTCGTTCATACGGTACTCGACCGCTTCGCGGACCCTAACGGGTACAACCGTACCATTCCGACCGTGGAACTGCTCAACCACTACTGGTACGAGCGTCTGAAGGCCGAAGGCATCGAGTCGGCGTTCTACGACCTCCTGGCGCTGGCCCACGACTACAACAACCTGTTGCTGCGCGCCACGTTCGAGTACACCGGCCCCGACCGCATCCGTGACAGCAACGGCAAGGTTAGCAAGCAGTTCCGCAAGACGCCCGACTGGAACGCGGCGTACTCCCAGCTTGCCATCGACGCGCGCTCGCGGGCCATCAACGACGTGGCGGCCCGGGTGATGCTGCCCAACGAGAAAACCGGCGTGCTTGAGCCTGCCGTGTGGGCCCACGTCCAGCTTACCGAGGTGTTCGCCAAGTCCTACCGGCACTTGCAGAACTACCGGGACACGATGGGCTGGCTGACGATGTACGTCCTTGAAATGCCTATTTCCCGGGACAAGAAGCAGAACCGGGTTAACACCGTCTACTACCCGGGTACAAACATCGAGTTTACCGGCTTCATCGACGTTATCGCCCTTGACCAGAGTGGGGCCATTTACGTCATCGACCACAAGACCAACAAGGATAAGCCGGATAGCAACAAGGTTGCCCACTGGGAGCAGCTTATCATCTACGGCTGGGCGATGCACCAAATTTGGGGCGTGTACCCGAAGTATATGGGCATCAACTGGCTAGGTGACCCGGCGCAACTGGTGGTCGCGGAGTTCGACCCGGCTCTAATCCCGGGAGCCCTGCAACGGGCGATGGGACGCATCCGGGGCGTCCAGCACAACCTGTTCATCCAGCACAACCCCACGGACTACAACAACGCCTGCTACAACAAGTATTCCGAGGATAACGCGTGCGAGTACCTATCACTCTGTCACCCGAGGTTCGCCAAGGCAGTGGGCCTGTACGTTCCGACTTGGGAGGTCTCGACAGTATGACCGACGAACAACTGGTCCTGGGTGCCCTACTGCTGATGTTGGTGGCCGCAGCACTAGGCCAATGGCTCCACAACAACCCTACCAAGAAGGATGGCGACAATGTACCTGGGTCTTGACCTTTCCTTGCAGAGCGCCGGTCTGTGCCGGATGTACGACTCTACCATCTATGAAACGGCGACGGCTGGTTCCGTGGACCTTCGTGGTGCCCAACGCCTCGACCACATCATTATGGAGATTGACGCGTTCATCAAGGGTGCGGGCGAGCCCATCAAGCTTGCGGCCATCGAAGGCTACGCCCTCAAGATTCCCCGTGCGGCGGGCGGCAAGGCCCACGAGCGGGCGGAACTGGGCGGCCTGGTGCGCTGGTGGCTCTACCGGCACGGCATCCCCTTCATCGTCGTGGTCCCCACCAGCCTCAAGCGGTTCGCCACCGGCAACGGTGACAGCGACAAGATTGCGATGTGCGAGACCTCCCGGGACTCGTACGGTGCGGACTTCCTCCGGCGCAACTGGGCCGGGCACGCGGGTTCCAAGAAGAAGGACCCCGCCCCGATGCCCGCCGGGTGGGGCAGCAAGGAGACTCACTGGCGCGATGACGAGAACGACGCTTATTGGCTCGCTAACCTCGCCGCCGCTTACAACAACGACTGGGACCGCCAGTTGACCCTTCCGATGAAGGAAACCATCGAACTCATCAAGGCCGACCCTCAAGGCACCATCACCGCCGACAACAAGCGCAGAAAGGCTGACAAGAATGTCTAACCGTCCCATCGTCGTCCTCTACCACCACCCCTGCTCGGACGGGATGGCTGCGGCCCTCGCCGCGTACCTGAAGCTGGGTGACAGCGCGACGTACATCGGCTGCACCTACAAGGACCGCCCCGAGATTCCCGATGGTGCCCTGGTGTACTTCGTGGACTACTCCTGGCCCAAGGCCGACCTGGAGGCGTTGGCGCAGCGTTGTCACGTTGTTGTAATCGACCACCACCATACGGCCAAGGCCGACCTGGAGACCATCGAAAACGCTCACTGGCGCAGCCACGACAAGGAGTTCCCCGACCGTCCCGAGGGCTGGACCGGCTTGGAGGTCTACTTCGACGGCAACTACTCCGGTGCGGTACTCGCTTGGTGCTTCTTCCACTTCTCGGAGGACGTGCCCAAGATGTACGAGTTCATCCAGGACCGCGACCTGTGGCGGTGGGAGCTACCGGGGTCCAAGGACTTCAGTTACTACCTGCGCGCCCAAGAGCTGACCTTGGAGACCTACGAAGCGGTCTGGCGCATCAGCAAGAACAAGGACGCCCTCAACCGGATGTTGGACGACGGTGCGTTGCTTCGTAACGCCGACGAGAACACCGTTCGCGCGCTGCTCAACTACGCCCACCCGTGCAAGTTGGGCTACGGTGTAATGGCCGTCAACAGCATCGTCCTTCCGTCCGAACTGGGCGAGGCGCTGTGCGACAAGTACCCCGATGCCCCGTTCGGCGCGGTGTACTACCGTACCGAGGATGGGCGCATTAAGTGGTCGCTTCGCAGCCGGGGTGACTTCGACGTGTCTGTCATTGCCAAGCAGTACGGCGGTGGCGGCCACAAGGGGGCTGCGGGCTTCTACTCCACGCCCGCGCTGGCGGCGCAACTGCTGGGCGACGGTGGGCCGCGCTTCGAGCACTACAACAACGGCTGCACTTACGAGAAGCTTGCCGAAGGCACGGCTAACGATGTTATCGACCACGGTGACCAGGTGGTGGTGTACCGAGCGGAGGGCACCGGCAACGTGTACGTCCGTACGGCCGACAACTTCAATGGTCCCGCCATCGCGGGCGAGTTCCCCGGTAAGCAGGTACCCCGGTTCAAGCCGCTGTAATGCTCATCCTGGCAGCGACGGGCCATCGTCCTAACAAGCTTGGCGGGTACGGCGACACGGCCCGGTCGCTCATCTACCGTCTGGCGTCGGAGTCCTTGTTGACGCACAAGCCTGACGTTCTCGTTACCGGTATGGCCCAAGGCTGGGATATGGAGCTTGCCCAAGCCGCAGCCGACCTCGGCATCGAATACTGGGCTTACATCCCGTTCGAAGGTCAGGAAGGAACCTGGCCCAAGGAAACCCAGGAGCGTTATCACACGCTCCTCAAGCTTTCACACAAGGTCGTCAACTGTACCGAATCCAGCGGTTACCATCCTTACAAGATGCAAGTCCGCAACGAACGGATGTTAGACGACGGGTCGGTCATCCTCGCCCTGTGGAACGGGGTTAGAGAATCGGGCAGTGGTACTTGGAACGCACTTAAGTACCTTGTGCCTAAAGGCGGCTATCACTTCAGCAAGCCGGTCATTAACGTCTGGGACGACTGGTTGCGTATCAAGAAAGGAATTATCTGATGTTCGAACGGCATACCCACCGCATTAAGCTGGAGCCTGGCGCGTTGCCTCCTGTGGTGGCCCACGAAGGGGACGCTTGCGCCGACGTTCACGCTTACGCCGTGGGTTCCCGTCACAGGGATACCTACCGGGTGTTGAACGAGAACGAGCCCATCACCATCCCGCCCGGTGGGCGAATGAACGTGGGCCTGGGCGTGTCGATTGCCCTGGAGCCCGGCTGGAGGCTCCGCGTTCACGCCCGGTCGGGGTTGTCCCTGGATTACGGTATTGAGGTTGGTGCCGGGGTGGTGGACCAGACGTACCGACAGGAAATTTCCGTTCTCCTGCACAACCACGGCAACAACTACTTCACCTTCAAGCGCGGCGACCGCATCGCGCAGATTAGCATCGAGCGGTACGTCCACCCCGACTTCGAAGTTGTTGACGACCTCGGACCTGATTCGCGTGGCGGCTACGGCAGTACCGGCGTAGGCACCCCCAAGCGCCTCATCGAGTTGGATTGGGGACCGGACGTTCCCGACACGCCCCCGCCGCCGTTGGAGGTGAAGTAAGATGGTTACCAACCACAAGGGCAACTTCCCCGAAGTTCCGGTCTTTGTTGCCTACGAAGGCATCGACGGCGCAGGTAAGACCACGCAAACGGACTTGCTTCGCAGAACGCTTGGTGCCCGGCTCATCAAGTTCCCGGTGTACTCGTCGCCTACCGGCGAGATTATCCAGGCGATGCTGCGTGGAGAAGCCACCTTATACGCGCCGCATATGCCCACGGACAAGCTGGCCCACAAGGATGCCATCACGTTGCAGGCGCTAATGGTCACGAACCGCCTGGAAGTGGCTACGGACATCCTAGGAACGTTGTCGCGGGGCTCTCTGGTCTGCGACCGGTACAGCGCGTCGGCTATGGCCTACGGTGTGGCGGACGGCTTGGATTCGGGTTGGTTGCGCCGCATCCACGAACTACTGCCGATGCCTGACCTGTATGTGTTGTTGGACCTTCCGGCGTCGGAGTCCTTCGAACGGCGACCAGAGCGGCAAGATGCGTACGAAGCCAACTTTACCCGCATCGAGTTCGCGGCCCAGAACTACCGTAACTTGTGGACCCACGCTGAGTCTTACGGTGCCCCGCTATCGTGGCGGAAGGGGCACAGCCGGTACTTGATGCTCGATGCCCGCCTGCCGGTACAAGACCTGCACGAGCGTGTCGTGGCCGAGGTACGGAAGGTCCAGAACGAAGTTCTGATGCGGGCTTGAACCGCGTACCCATCTGGAGTAAAATGGTTACCTGGCGAGCGTGACGACCGCTTAGCCGATGCTGGAACTAGAAAAAGTAGGAGAATTTCAATGGCAAGGAAACTCGCGCCCGGTATGGGCGAAGCGGTCGCCAAGCGTACCATCCTGCGACCGGGCGAGGACCCCACCTCGCTCAAGGATGTCGGACTGCGTGTCGCGGCCGGTAATACCGCCCTGCATCCCACGGGTGCGAACGACGCCGATAGGCTCGCCTGGCACATCCAGAACGGGTCCATCCTGATGAGCGGGCGTAGCCTCGAACACGGGGACTCCAACCAGGTCAACCGCCAGATGGAAATGTTCACCAACTGCTCCACGGCGATGATGGCCCACATCGGCTTCTACCTGCTCCTCAACGGCAGCGGCGTGGGCTCCGACTACTCCGACGCCCTGCGCTTCATCGACTGGCGCGCGATGCCCCGGGTCAAGGTGGTGCTGCACTCCACACACGCCGACTTCGACGGGTCGTGGATGACCGCCGCCGAAGTGATGAAGGACAAGGCTTACGACCGCTGGCTCGACGTGGGCGACTCCAAGGAAGGCTGGGCCAAGGCCGTCGAGGAGTTGGAGACCGCCGCCCACAGCGGCACCAAGCGCGACGAAGTCTGGGTCATCGACTTCTCCCTCGTCCGCGAGAAGGACGCGCCCATCAAGGGCCTCTACGGCAAGCCCGCCCCCGGCCCCGCGCCCACGATGCGTGCCTTCGTGCAGTTGGCCCATCTGCGTGACCTGGACTGGCCGTGCTGGAAGCAAGCCCTCTACGCCGACCACTACCTGGCTTCGTCCGTCCTAGCCGGTGGTGCCCGCCGCGCCGCCCGCATCGCCGTCAAGTATTGGAAGGACCCGGACATCTTCGAGTTCATCCGCATCAAGCAGGACGGCGACCTGTGGAGCGCCAACAACTCCGTCGCGGTGGACCAAGAGTTCTGGGACCTGGTCAACGCGGGCGACGAGTACGCCAACGGCATCGCCCGTGCGATGACCGACGCTAGCTACCGGGGTAACCCGACCAACGGCGAGTACGCGGGTGAGCCCGGCTGGCTCAACGTCCACAAGCTGACCACCAACAAGGATGGACTGCTGGACGCGTACCTGGACGACTTCATCGGCTCCAGCTTCTACCAGCCGAACGAAGGCAGCATCAACATCCTCAAGGAGCTTTTCGGCCGCATCCTGCTCCACGCGTACCAGTTCATCGTCAACCCCTGCGGCGAGGTCAGCCTGTTCATTATGGGCGGCTACTGCGTGGTCGGCGACGTTGTGGGCGCGTTCTGCGAGAACCCCGGCCAATTCTTCGAAGCCCTGGAGTTGACCACCCGGGCGCTGATGCGGGTCAACCTGATGCCCGCGATGTACCACGCGGAGGTCAACCGCACCAACCGCATCGGCGTCAGCCAACTCGGGATGTTCGAGCTGGCCTGGAAGTGGTTTGGCTTCACCATCTACGACCTGTTGGACGAGGAAAAGTCGTTCCCGTTCTGGCAACTGATGTCGCAGGGCGCGATGGTGGTGGACCAAGCCGCTGTTGCCTACGCCCAGGAGATTGGCCGGGTTGCGCCGCACACCCGCCGCTGCATCAAGCCGGGCGGCACCACCGGTAAGCTGTTCCTGGTGACGGAAGGCGCGCACCTCCCGGCCTACTGGGCTATGCTCCGCTGGGTGCAGCACCGCAACGACGCTCCCGAGGTCCAAGACCTGTTCTCCCGTGGTTACCCCATCCAGACCTTGTCGTCGTACCCGGATACGACCATCGTGGGCTTCCCCACGCGTCCGCTCCTGTCGGAGTTGATGGACGACAAGCTCGTCACGGCGGGGGACCTGACCATCGACCAGCACTACCAGTGGGTACGCCTGCTGGAGAAGTATTGGATTCAGGGCCAGGGCTTCGACGGCGTTACGCCGCAGGAGGAGACCGGCAACCAGGTCTCGTACACCGCCAAGTTCCGGTACGAGGACGTGTCCTATGACGGCTTCCACAAGGCCGTTATGGCGAACCAGGAGTCGGTACGCTGTATCTCCGTGATGCCGCAGGCCGACGCCCTTGGGTTCGAGTACCAGCCGGAGGAGGCTATCACCCGGGACTACTACCTCGAACTGACCTCGTCCATCGACCAGGTGGCCGTGGAGCAGGGCTTGGACGAGGACCACTTGCAGTGTAACTCGGGGGCGTGTCCCATCTAGTAGGCCAGGAGCCGTTTTCCCGGTTCGGGAAAATTCTTTTGCCGGGGCGCTTGCGCTCCGGCTTTCTTTATGGTTTACTTAAGGAGTCGGCGATGTGCTTCACACCACCCGCTGACTCCCTGGTCCACCTGACCGTTCGGCCCTCCGCTCACGCGGCCCCGCAGCAAGCAAGACGAGACTCGCCCTCTCGTCGGACGGTGTACCCGGTGCAGACACGGTTAGGGCGTATTCGTGTCCCCTTTCGAGGTGCGTCGAAGCTCCGTCTAAACAACGGCTCGTCCCCTCCCCCACGGCTCATCCCGTGGAGCTTGAACCCCCGCCTCGGCCGCTCTGCCTGGTGGGGGTTCTTGACATGTGTACCCGGTTCGTGCTACGGTTGCCTGGTCTGGTTGCGCTCGTCACGAAACCATCGCCCATCCTGGGAAGCCTCCTGCCCCGTGCAGGGGGCTTTCTGGTGCCTGGGGGCCCTGGGCTACCTGGAGGCAGCGAGAAGCCCCCTGGCGGCTCTGCCAAGGGGCTTCTCCGATGTGGGGCCGGGCCTCAGACCCGGATGTGGCTGCACGTCCACCTGGCGGCGGTCGCCTCCCTCCCCGATGTGCCGTTACCTAAGGTAGCTCTAGCCCAGTTGGCGGCACAACGTCGTCGAGTTACTTGAGCGCGCCGTTAGGCTGCTCGGTCGGGCGGTACACCAACTCGAACTCGCCGCAGGTGCCGTGCTCCTGCTCGCAGTTGGTAGGCAGAAGGCGTCCGTCCTCCAGCAACGCCAGGGCACCGCCGGGGGTGCTGTTGGCGAACTGGCCGGGCTTCATCTGCTTGGGGTCGATGGGGTAGCCCAGGCCGGTGAAGTGGACCGTGATGTCGCAGGAGCCCGTACCGGGCACGAGGCGGGTGACGACGCCCTGCACGGGGTAAGGGAAGTTGTAGCCCTTGCCGCGAGCGATGTCGCCAATCTGGGCTTGCGTGCCGTCCTTGTAGTGCATTTCGATGTTCTCCTCTTGTCGTAGGATGAAGGGCCACTAACGGTGCAGGGGGTTTAGCCCTGCGTTAGACGAGGACCACCCCCTTTCTTACGGCTGCTGGGTGTTCGCGGGCAACGGCGCATCAGCCGCCTTCAACGCCTGGGTCACGGCGTCGGCCGCCTTGTTCTCCGCGAACACGGCGAAGTCGATGAGCAGGCCCAACGTCTGCTCGTTCAGCAGGAGTTGCACCAGCCAGGACGGCAGGCCCAGGTCGGCGGCGACCGTGGGAATCTGCTCCTTGAGGGCGGCGAGGGCGTGGGCCTTCTTCTCCGCGCCGTTGCCGGGACCGATGGCGGCCTCGGCCACCTGGACGGCGGCGCTGATGATGTGGAACGCCTTGACGATGGTAGCGGTATCCGGCATCGGGGGTTTCCTCCGTAGGATGAACAGGACGAGGGTCCGAACGATGTTAGGCCATTGTGACGGAGGTGGGACGTGCAGCGTGAGCAACGGCACAACCCAGTTGGCGTTGTCGTGTACCCACTTATGCACGTCCCACATCGGCTTACACCTTCTCGTCGGCGGCGGGCTTGGCCTTCTTGGCCGCCTTCTCCGCGTCCGCTTCGGCCTTCAGCTTGGCGTCCGCTTCGGCCTGGGCCGCTTCCGCCCGCTGCTGGCGCTTGACCTCGGTGTACTCGTGGTCGTAGTCCAGGCACAGGTGGGAGTTGAGCGCGGAGTAGTGCGCGCCGTCGAGGTTGACGCAGGGGAAGCGGGTGAACTCCTCCTTGGTCTCGGGGTTGGTCACCTTCTCCGGAGCCATCAAGGGCTGGGAGCAGATGGGGCACCAGGGGTTGATGGGCTGGGCTTCGGCCATTGTTATGGTCCTCCTATGGTCGTGTGGGTTAACGCAGGAACAAGCCCCGCTCCTCGCGGCGGCGGGACACCAGGCCGGGCAGGGGGCCGTGGTCGCCGTTGACCCAGCCGAGCAGCGCATCGGCTGCACCCTGGTAGTCTCCGGCGTTGAGCTTGCGGAGGGTCGTGGACTGCGCCAGGGCACCCGCGCCGCAGTTGAACGTGAACGAGACCAGAGCATCGAACTGGTTGTCGTTCAGGGGCACCTTGACGTACTTGTTGACCGCATCTTCGGCCCAGGCCACGTCGCCGCGCAGGAGTTCGTCGGCCTGCTCCCGGGTGATGACCTGGCCGGGGTAGACGCCCGCCGTGTGGCCGAACCCGATGGTCCAGACCTTAACGTCGTCCTGGTACGCCTTGAGGCGCAGCCCTTCGAAGTTCTCGATGACGGCCAGGCCGCGCGGGGTGATGTGGCGACCGGTGCGGGCCGGGGGCGACACCTTGGCGTTCATCGCGTCGAAATACGCCTTGGCGGTCTGGTTGCCGATGACGTGAGCGTTCGCACCGGTGTTACCCAGGTTGTGGGCGGCCTTGAACGCATCGACGCCATCCGTGGTGAGGTCGATGCCGTGGGTACGGCAGAACTCCACGAAGGCCGTCAACGTCTGCGGGCCCAGCACGGCGGGCATACCGACGTGGATGAGGTGCTTGACGGCGGCCAGGTCGGGCGCTTCGATGTGGGTCAGGATGTCGTAGGCGTTGCGCTCCACTTCGGAGAGGGTGGCGCGGTTCAGCCCTTCGATGAGGATAGGCACGGCGTTAGCTCCTTACTTGCGCTGGTCCATCGACTTGAGGATGAACGCGTCCAACTTCTGCTCCATCAGCACCGAACGCTGCTGGAGGATGTCCATCCGCGCTTCCAGCCGGGAGAACCCGTTGCTAACGGTGATGGCACCCGCCAGCAAGGCGCTGACGCCGCCCAGAATGAAAGGGACACCGTGGTCCACAAGCTTATCCATCATTGTTGGTTTCCTCTTAGGCGGCGACATGCGTAACGCTCCAGTGACGTTGGATGGCCGCTCGTCGTGTACCCGCAAAACGGCTCTATGCCTACACTATAGCACGGTTGTACCCGCAGATTGCTACACCGAAATGTTACGGATTACAACAAACTGTTACAGAAAGTAAAGAGCCCCCGAAGGGGCTCCAGGTGTGAGTTTGCAGGTAGGCGTTACTGACGGTCGTACTGGGGGTAGAATCGGTGCCAGGCTTCCGACTCCCACCAGTTCGCCCGTACCCACTCCTGCCAGTTGTAGTAGTCGAACTGGCCTACCCAAGTGCCGTCACCGCGCTTGAACTGCCAGTACCCGTTTTCGCCACCCTGCCAGGTCAGCGTACCCGATTGCATCCCGAACTTGGCGACGTAAGCGCACAACTCCGGCAGGAGGTTATCCTGCTTGCGCCACTCCGGGTGGTCGTTGGGGTTCTCCATCTGGTCGGGCACGTCGGGGGTGCCTCGGGTGGCCGCAACGCCCCTTTGGCAGCGCCAGGAGTTCGCGTACGCCTCCCAGATGTTGTAACCGCTGGGGAACACGGTAACACCGGGCTTGAGGAATCGACGGGTGTAGAACGCCCGCAACTCGTCGTAAGCGGCACCCGCCCGCTGGAGGCCCGCCCAGTTGTGGTGTGCGTGCCCGAACTCGTGGGATACGCTGGCCGGGTACCGGTAGCTGTTGCCGTTGTTGGGGTCGAGGTAACGCACGTCGATGTGAGCGTAATCGCTGCCGTCGTTGAAGCAGCAGAACGCTTCCGTGTAGGCGTTACCCAAGAAGTCGGCGGCAGGCTTCTCGTAAGGCAGGCTGTACGCGTAGACGTGCAGCGTAACGTGCTTCCAGAACTTATTGGTGCCGTCAGCGGAGTTGTAATACTCCACGTTGTTCTGGGCCATATCACGCAGCATAGCGTCGTAGTACGACACCGGGCCACACTGCCAGTCGATGCTATTCGACTTGGTAGTGTCGTAGTGGCGGATGAGCTTGCACCCGCCGAAGATGATGTCGGTCTGCGTGGCTTCAGCCATTGTCGGTCTCCTGGGCTTCCGGGGCGCTCCCCAACAGCTTGAGGCTGTCGGACAACTCGTGCTGAACCCGCGCGGCCAAGAAGTCTAGCGCCTTCACTTCGTCGCGGCTCATATTGATAGGCAGTTCCAACACCTTGTCATCCGGACGCGACATCGCCGGAAGGAGGTTCGTCGGATTGGGTTCGAACTTCTCGTCGTGCGACTGGAGGAAGATACGTGCAAGACCCAGCGCGCCCCAGCGAGTGTCGGCGTTGTGCATCGTAAGGCGGTCGTCCGGGCTGAAGTTGGCGGTAACCATCTTCGGCAGGATGTTGTCCATCCGATGGGTGATATTGTTGGGGATGAGCAATTCGTCCAGCAACGGAGAGACACCCGCGTTGTTCGCCAACAGGAGGTCCCGCACACGCTTGATGTGAGGCATAATGACCTGCGTATAGGTCGGCAGCGCCATCATCGACTGCAAGTGGTCGTAGCTGATGGTGCCGGTGGTCATCAGCATCTTTTCGGCCCGGTCGCACATCGTGTACGTCCATTCTTCTAACTGAATCTTCTCGGAGGCCGAGTCGGGGTTGTTCAGCCACTCGTCCTTGTACTTGCAGTACGGGATAATGTCGTTCATCGTATTACGGATGAACTCCCGCTCCTCGACGGCCTTGACGTAGCTACGGAGCGTTTGCTCCGCAAAAGCTTCCGCTTGCTGAAGCTTGGCGGTCGATTCGGCCTTAGCGGCTAGCAACTCGGCCAACTCCTTCCGCAGCTCCAGCATCGCCCGCTTGTCCTGGACGGTGAACTCCTTGCGGGCGTTGAACTCGTCCAACTCCTCTTGGACGATAGGAAGCTTCTCATCAACGTACTGGATGCTGATGCGAGCCATCGCCAGTTGGGTCTCGCCCTTCAGCTTTTCGGCCTTGGCGTTCTCGATAGAGGTCTCACGCTCCTCCCAGTTCTGCCAAAGGGTGTTCACGGCAGCGTCGGGGGTGTAGCAACCGCCAACCAGGAAAGTGATGGTCTGGGTCTGGGAATTGCGATGGTGCGCCATTGGAATTGTTCTCCTTCTGTCGTCAACAGAGAATAATGGGATAACAGGTTTACAGGTGAACCGGACTGGTAGACAGGACGTAAGCGCCGCCCGTACGCGCGCTAACCGTGCTGGTGGCAGTACGGCTAAGCGTATCGTTGGACAGGTTGACCTTAAGGTAGGTGGCCGCAGTACCGTCTGCGGTATACCCGGTGCTAGCGCCGTTGACGGCACCGCCGACCGGGGGGCCCGCAGCAGCCGCAGCCAGAGCGGACAGCGAGGCCATCGTGTCCGAGGCTAGCGTAAACTTCTGCGCCCGGGTGGTGGGCACGGTGGCGGCGTTGTCGCCCGTGGTGGCCGACCCGCCAAACGAGTAAGCGGCGGTGCTGCCGTTAACGCTCGTTTGGGCGGAAGCCTGGGTAGACGTGACAGCCGCCAACGTGCTGACCGCGCCCGTTTGTAGAACCATCTTTTCGATAGAGGTCAAGCTGACGCTGTTGGCATTGTACCCGGCTTCGGCGTAACCGTTGGCAACCGAGCTATAACAAGCGTTCGCCGCCCGCCCGGTAGTCAACGTGGCTGCGCTGTACAGCAGCATATCGGGATAGTGGACAATCTCGACGTTGGTGGTGTACGTGCTGGTACCAAACCCGGTGCGCCCGCTGACCAACCAACCACGACTGCGCGTGGACCAGCCGCCGACCTGGTATCGGCCGGTGAGGACGTTGACCTGGGACATAACGGACTTGCCCGAGTAGTTGATGGTGTCGGTGCTGATGGTAATGGTGCTACCACCCGTTAGGCCAGCGAGGGCCATACCAAACTGCAAGTTACCGTGCGCGCAACCCGACGAGAACGACGTGTGTAAGGACACGCCGCTGCTGAAGGCTTCGTTGCTGAACTGCATATCGTCGGAGGCCGTGCCACCGATGACGTTCAGCATATAATGGTTGAAGGCCGTATCGCTGATGAGCTTACCCGCGACGTACCAGCCGGGAACAGAGGAGAAGCCGCGCTTGCCACCAAGCGAGTTGGTATAGCCCAACCGGAAGGTGCTGGAGTAGGTGTCAGCGGCGTAGTCGTGCTTCTGCACCACGTCGTAGTTTAGCGCGCTGGCGTTCTGGAGCGTCATACCGTATACCGGGTTACCAGAGCCCGTAGCCTCGTTACCCGTTGCGGTGCCCCAAGAGGTAGCAGAAGTCTTGGCGTCGTTAGACACCGCGAACTTCTCCACGTCGGCCAATGCCGCACTTGCCGTGCTAAGCCCGGCTGCACCGTACGCTTGGGTCGGGCTGCTCCAACCGGCGTTGCTAGACTTGGCGTTGCTCAAGGCCGTCAAGCTGGCGAAAACCCAATTCGCAAAGGTAAAACTCTGCACGCCAGTAGTGGCGCTAGCTCGCGTAGCCGCATTACCCATACCGCCCATCAAATAACCCTTAGTGTCACCGTTGACACCGACGCCCGACCAACGCTGCGTAGCGGTGGTAAGCGTGAGAGTAGCGTAAGCCAGGTTGGACAGACTAACAAGTTGAACGTTGGTCGTCGGGATGCCGCCAGCAGCCGAACTATAACCACTTACGATTGCCGACAGGCTCGCGTTACCCACGCCAGAGGCTGCGGCACCGGGGTTGGCGAGTGTAGCGGCAGACAACATAGTCTGCGACGGGAAGATGTGCATCACCCCTTCACGGGACAACGAATCAAACGCTGCACCGCTGCTGTTACCACCGCCCGTGGCGTGCGCGATGTCAACGCCCTCCGCGCCGGTCAAGAAGGACTTGGCAGAACCAGTAAGCTTGTTGCTTTGAGCAGCCGCACCGGTGGCGTTCTGGACGGTGTTGCAGTCGCTCACCGACGTACCGGCATTACAACCGCCCATAAAGATGGTGCTGCCGCCCTCCATCTGCTTGTGCGTGAAGTAGCGGACGCCGGTAAGCGCCTGGAGGTGACCGGGCCGGGTGCTAAAGCCGAGCGCCACGCGGCGACCACTGGTAAGGTAGGCGGCGGTAGAGGCTGCTTGTGTGCCGAACTGCACCGCAAAACCCAGCGTGTACACGTTCACGCCGTCACCGCCGCCGTGGAAGTACAAGCGGTTCTCGTTAGAGGACGTTCCCTGTTGAGTCAGCGTCGTCGTCAGCGAACCAGACGCTAGCACCGCCCCTGTACTAGCCACCAAGGCATTGAAGCTGTTGTTGCTGTTGTTGTAAGTGGAAAAGCCGACAACATCATTGGAACCGCCGCAGGGCGTCCCGTACGTGGAAGTCAACGAATTAGCGGCCGTGCGCAGGACCGACGCGTAGTTGACGCTATCCACAGCCGACAACGCGGTGCTCCCAGAATCCGTGCCGCCGCAGTTCAGACCTCGGTCGAAGAAGGGCACCGGGGCCATCGCGTGCCGGGCGCTGTTCAGCGTAGCTACGCTGACAGCAACCGCGTCGGTAGAGAAGTTGTAAGTACGGCCACTGGAAATGCTACCGGATGGGGCCGCCGTGGTCGTGCCGCCCATAATGAAGCTCAAGCCAGCGTTACCCGTGGCGGTGGAGCCGTTAACGGCGGTGTCTAACGCAGTAGTGCTGGCCGACGACTCGGTTGCCCAGGTAACCTTGTTGCAATTGTTGACGAGCGTCGGCGTACTGGTATTGTAGCCGCTAGCCAAGACACCGAAGATATGATTGACAGGCGTCGAATAGTACCCTTGCACGGCACTCGTCAAGGTGCTACGGTTCGTAACCACTTCGGTATTGTGGGCCACACGGTCGGATACCGTCGCAGCGGACAAACTCCAGGTACCGCCGTTGTTGCTACCCGGGCCGTAGTAAGAGTTGCTAAGCGCGTTAAGAGCGGGAGCGTTCTGGTTGAACTCCCAACGAACCCAACCAGGAGCGGACGTAAGCGCAGAGAAGTACGCGTTGGCGGAGCCCAACGAAACGATGCCGTCACGCGCACCCGTGTCCATCGTGTAGTATTCCGTCGTCGCCACGTTCGAGAACGAGCCCGACGTGTCGCCACCGAAAATATAACCGTTAACACTGTTGCCGGTGCTGCCGGAGTCTCCGCGCGCCTGACCCAAACTGGTCGCGGCACCTTGCGAGAAATTGTACTGGTTACGCACCTGGGAGGTGGCGACGATGGTAGATGTTCCTTGGCAACCGCCGCACATCCAGTGGAAGGGGGCGTTAGAGAAATTGGTAGCCTCGGACGTAGCCGTGGTCAGAGAGGTCTGCGCGGTAGCGGTATCGGCAGCAAACGCGTAGGATTCGGCAGCCGCCGAACGAGAAGTACCGTTATAACCACCTTCGGCCCAACCCGTTACGTCGTTCTGGCCGAACGACCGATACTCCATCACACTGAAGGAAGCACCGGCGGCGCTCACGCTTACGGCATCCGTGGCGAGATTGAAGATGTTGGCCGTGTTGATGACGTTGGTGCCATTATGCCCGCCTTGGATGACTACCTTGCCCTGGCTTACCGACGACATAGCGCCCATAACGTTAGCGGTAGTCGTACCAATGGACGTGGTAGTCGCGGACGTACGGTTGTTGTACTGGTTCTTTTCGCAAGACGCGACCGCCGGGCCGCCCGTGGACTGCCCGGCCATCGTGACGCCCACAACGTTGTTGCCGCCGTAGCCACCCCGGCCACGCGCGGTAGCCAGGTTGGTACGCGCGGTGTACGAGTTGTTGATGTAACTAAACTCGGTCACACCTTGGGCGAACACCGTCGCGCTAGACTCGCCACCGCAAAGCAGCGCGAACTGGCCGACTAGCGCCGACAGACGAGGACGAGCGAAGCTAAAGGGCATATTAGGTCGCCTGCAAGGTGATGTACAGGTCGGCCAGGGTGGCGTCCTGCACGGCGGGGGCCTGGATGTTGAGGCGGTCACCGGACGCCAACGTGATGGCCGACACGGCCACGCTGGTAAGCGCACCCGCCGTGGTCAACACGAAGGTACCCTGGCTTACGCCGTTCTTGTACACGGTGAAGGTCGCGTTCGCCGAGGGGTTGGTATCGCACTTGACGACTGCGCCCGCCAGGTTGACGCCGATGCTGTACGCCTTATCGGCGACGAACATCAGCACCTTGGCCGAAGGGTTGGGCTTGCCGTCATTGCCGCCGGGGATGGCGGTGGCCGAGGTAGCGCCCGACAGCGACAGGATGGCTCGCTTGTCCGTGATGGACGTGATGGAGCCCGCACCGGTCACAATCTGGTACAGCGGAATCTGACCGGCGGTAAAGCCGGTCGTGTTCTTGCTGATGGCACCTGTGCTCGGGTTGGCTTCCACGTAGTTCGTCGTGGAGCCCGTGAGGGCCAGCGTGCCCGCCACGACCGTCGAGACCGCGTTGTCGTTGCGGACCTGGCCGGGACCGTACCCGAAGTTAAGCGCGGAGGTGGTAGCCGGGTCGTAGGCGTACGGATTGATGATGGCCGACATCGGCACGCTCAAGCCGCCGATGAAGCTGCGCTTGTCCGTAACGGTCGTGATGGCACCACCCGACGTGACCGCCGTATACAACGGCACGCGACCATCCGTGAAGCCGGTGGTATTGGCGCTGACGGTGGCAGAAGGCAAGTCCAACTCGATGTAGTTAGTAGCCGTGTTGGTCAGCGCAACGGTACCGTTAGCAACCGCATTGACCTTGGTGCCGAAACGGGCCTGGCCGCCGTAGTAGCCGAACGTCAGACCGGTGGTGGTCTGCTTGTTCTGCATAAAGTTGTCCACCGTACCGGCAACGGATACGTAACCGTTACCCAGCAGCGAACGCTTGTCGGCGATGGCCGTGATGGCACCCGCGTTGGTGGTGACCTGGTACAACGGCTGACGGCCCAAAGTGAACCCCGACGTGTTGGTTACCACAACGCCCGCCGTGGGGTCGAACTCGACGTAGTTGGTCGAGGACGCGGACAACGCAATGGTGCCCGCGCTGACGGTACCTGCCGCGTTGGTGGAAGGGTTGATGTACTGACCACCGTAGTAGCCGAAGGTCAACGCGGTCGTAGTGGCCGGATTGTTCGCCAACGGGTTGATGTTGACGCCGGTAGGCACGTCGGACACGCCCATCAAGTCGCGCTTGTCGGTAACGGTCGTGATGCTGCCCGCACCCGTGACAATCTGTGCCATCGCCACCAGACCGAGCGTGAAGCCCGAGGTATTGGCGGTAACGGCACCCGTGATGGGATTGACCTCGACGTAGTTGGTCGCAGAGCCCGTGAGGGCGATGGTACCGTTAGCCACGGTGGCGATGTTGTTGCTGCCCTTGCTGATGTTGCCACCGAAGTAACCGTAGGTCAGACCGGTGGTCGTCTGGGGGTTCTGGCCGAAGTCGTCCACGAAGGCGGCTTGACCAGAGAAGTTGCCGTCTTCGTTGATACTGGCAACAAGGGTCGCACCAGTGTTACCGGCGTTCTTACGGATAACAAGTGCGTTAGTAGTGGCGTTGTTGTCAGAGTCCAGGATAACCGTCACGTCACCCGTGCTCACGACTACCGGGCCGGAGGACGCGTCCATATAGACGCTGTTGCCCGCCGAAGACCCCATGTAATCGGTCGGGGTCGCACCGCCGGTGGTGTTGGCGATGGTCAAGGCCGAGGACCACACCGGAGCGGCACCCGCCGAACCCGTACCCGTCTGCTGGAGGTAGAACGGCTTAGCGGCGGTAGGCGGCGCGAGTCGTACAACGTTCGTGCCGTTGTGATAGATGGTGTCACCCAACGTGGTCAACGGCGAAATGTTGTTGAACAACGACTGGGTACTGCCGGGGGCAATGCCCGTACCACCGTTGGCGAGGGGTAGTACGCCTTGGACTTCGCTAGCGCCGTTCAACTGAATCTTGGGGGCGCTGCCGACCGCGCCCGTGTGGTGCTGCTTGCCGAGGCCCGCCAGCAAGGCGCAGTTGGTCGCAAGGCTGATGTTGCCCGCAGCCACGGCGGTCTGACCCTGGGCGATGGTCATATGGTACAGCGCGACGTACCCGGCGTCCGGAGTGGGCGCGGTGGGGGACAGCGCGGCAGTACCGGCCTTAATGGCAACGGTGGCGTTCAGGACACGGTCCTGGGACTGCGCAACGTTGTTGTTGCCCACGCCGGAGTACGGCTGGCTGGGGTTGGCCGAGTTGTAGTAGAGCAGAACGGTGTTGTTGGTGTCGAGGTAGTCAAGCTTGACTTGGACGAGGTCGATGCGCGACCAGCCCGCCGTGGCGGGGGCGGCAGCAAAACTCAACGTCTGCGCGTCGGTCTGGCCCACCCGGAACAAGGTGCGCGAGTCGGCCGTCACCGAGCCGAAGGCCGTCGTATCGAGCGCGCCGAACTCGTAAATGCGCCCGGCTCCCAAGGTCATATTCATCGTGCCGAGGTAGCTGGGCACGAAGCCGCCTAGACGCGTGACGTAGGTGTCGCTCGTCGTGTCAATCTCGCTGTCCAGCACGTCGGCCAGGAGGTTACCCACCAGCCGCATCGTTTCCGTCTGGGCGGTCAGAATGTCCTTGTCGCGGGGAATCTGACCCGGGTAAACGAACCTACGATTCACGGCACGGCCTCCTATAAACGCTTATCTGTTACAGTGTACCCTAAATTAGAGAATCGGAATACCCCCGGTCGAGACCGGGCCTTGTACCCGTACCCACATCGTTGTACCGAAGGGCTTGAAGGTATCAATGAGAGCAAGAATCTGGCTATAGGTCTTGAACTTCGGGTCGGAGGGTTCAGGCTGCGTAACGTCGATGAACGCCTGGTAGGGGCCAAGATTGGCCGAGTAGCTACCGTCCGTGTTGTACGCCAAGGGGTTGCTCCCGAACGGCACGGTTTGAGGCTGGAACGTGGCACCGCACACGCCGTAACCCAAGGGGCCGCTCGTCAAAACGGTCGAACCGCTGCTAGTGTCCGTGGTCAAGTACCCGCCACCGCCGTAGCAGTACACGTTAGCCGCGTTCGACCAGTCGGACCAACAACCGGTCAGTGACGCCTCGGCCAATTCCTTGATGATAGGGGCGGTCCCTAGCATACGCAGGATGGCGTCCGACATACCTTGTCGCGTACCGGTCGGCGACAACAGTCGGGTGACAAACCGCGACTTGTAAGCAGCGTCGGTCTCTCCGGCGAAGCGCGGCAGCTTATCATCGAAGAAGTCGGCAACGATGGCTTCTACCTGGTCGCCCGTGGCGTTGGTGAGGCCGAACTGGTTGTTGATGGTGTCCAACTGCTCGTAGATGGTGGCATCGAGCTTGGCGAAGCCCTTGACGGTGGCGTAAGCCGCGCCCGACTTCTTGACCGCCCGGGTGCCGTCGTCAAACTGGTCATCCTTCTTGACCAGCGCATTGGCTCCAAACCAATTGAGCGGCAGGTTATTAGCCTGCTGCTCCGTCAGTTCTGCGTGCTTGGCGTCGAACGTGGCTTGGTCCATAGTACCCTCTTACGAGATAACGATGTCGGCCAGCGAGGGCCGGATGAACTCCGCAGCCCCGGCGGTCAAGTTCTCGATACCCGTGCCGACCGTCGAGTAGACGCCGCCCGTGTTGTCGAAGCCGTTGCCGTTGACCGTGGCGCGGGTAATCTCCGTAACGCCGGGGATAGCCTGCGCCAACTGGAGCAGGCGGGTGAAGATTAGTTGGAAGCCGGATTCCGTATTGACGAAGCTGTTGTAGATTGCCAACTGGACCTGGCCGCGCACCGTGTCCGCGTCGTACAAAGCCGTGTCTACCGTAACGGTCATAGCGATGGACGGCTGGACGATGGTGGGGGCCTTGAGGCTGAAGGTCGTCGTGATGGCGCGTACGGCATCAACAGCGGCAGTAACCGCTACAGCGAGGCTGTTGTTAAGCGCACCGAACGCATCGCTCACGATGATGAGGAAGTTACCGAGTTGGGGCGTAACGCCGTCCGCTGCCACGTTCTCGATGACGGTGTACTGCACGCCCGCCTGGACGCTAGCCACGGCAGCTTCGATGGACGCCCGGCTACCGGTGTTACCTACGCCCTGCAAGAACTGCTTGAAGCGAGCGCGCAGGGCAGAGTTGCTTTCCTTGTCCGTGGCGTTGGCGATGGCGTATGCGTTGTTGGTGCCGTCAACACCGCTCAAGGTGGTAGGCAACACGGTCAGCGCGTTGGCGATGACGTGCTGCGTGGTACCGGCCGTAACGGCCTCCACCGCAACGTACACTTCGGTCTCGTTCGCGGGGATGCGGTACACGAAGTTGAGGGAGTCGTAGTTGGGGTTGGTCAGGTCGGGCACCACTTCATAGGCGATGCCTTCCAAGGCCGTCTGCACTCGGTAACCGGCGGTCAGACCGTTGCGGGCCTGGATGCTGGGGCTGCTGGGCGCGGCGGTGTTGCGGTAGAACCGCTGGCCTTCCAGCATCGAGGTAGCACGTACGGACGAACCGGTGATGAAGTCGCCAAGGACCGCACCACCGACAAAGGTCAAGGCGGCGACTTGAAGCACCTGCTTGAGCTTGACGACCGTGGTGCCGGTGACATAGGTGTGCGGCACGAGGCTCGTAAGGGCCTGGATGCCGACCTGGGTGGGACTGTTGATGGACGTGATGGTGGCGTCCACGGTGTAGTTCCCGTCAGTGAGGGTCAAGACGCCGTTCACGAACATACCCGTGGTGCTTACCACGTTCAAGACGAGTGCGCCTTGCGTGGCGTTGACCGTCAGCGTCGTGGTAGGCTCGATGGTCGTAATCGTGGTCGTGGCGCTCTTGCTGCCGTTGATGAGCTTGAGGGCCTGACCGACTAGCAGACCGACCGTAGAAGCCACGCGCAGGAAGGTAGAGGTGGCGCTGTTGAGCAGCGTGGTCGGCGCGACCGGTGCGGACGTTGCCGGGGTTGCTTCCAGTCGCTTCGTGAACGGCGGGCTGTACTGCTCTACCCAGGTGTCCAGCGCATCGTCCTCGGCGGTGTCGAGGCGACTGTCCAAGGCCAACTGCTGGTTGCGCGACTGGAGGTACATATTGTTGATGGCCGACGCTTTGCCGAACGCCAGTACAACGGAGCCCGGGGAGGTGTTAATCTCCTGCTCCGCTTCGGCCGCCACCGTCTGGGTGAAGGTTTCGATAAACTCGTCTTGGGTCTTGGGGGTGATAATTTCGGCCATTAGCTGTCTCCTTACAGGCTTGCGTTGACGCTAGCCGCTTCACCCGTGATGGTTTGAAACTCCACGGTCATAATCTGCAAACCGAGCGTTGGGAAGCTTTCAAACGTGATAGTAGGCTTTACCTTCACGTCTACCACTTCGGGCTCCTCAAGCAGCGCCGCCCGTACCTTCGCTGCATAGAACGCCTGGTTCTCGGCGGTCAGCAGCCCGTCCACGCCCCTACCAAGACCCTTACCGTAGTCTTGGTTGGTGAGGTCGTCCCCACGAAGCACAATCTCGCCGAGCGCATTGCGCTGGGCGGGATTGGTCAGCAGACGGCGGGCGATGCGTTGCTCGGCGAGTTCTTTGGTGCTGGTCATCCGGAAGTCGCCGTTAGAGGCGAAACTGATGTCGCCGCCCCAGGGGCAGTACAGGTCAGCCATTAGGTAATCGTCCCGGTGCCCGTGACGGGGCCACCGCCGCCGGGCGCAATCAACGCGGTCGGATTCACCTGACCGCTCTTGACAAAGGCTTCGATAGCATCAGCAAGGGCGGCAGCAACCGTCGCGGGGTCGGACCCGGCGTCACTTGCTTTACCAATCATACTTGCAAGGGCAGAGGTCAAAGCGCCTTTGTTCAACGGCATAGTTACCTACTTTGCTTTAGCTACCGAACTGGCCTGCGCATCAGCGCACGGGACAACTGGGCTGGAAGTCGCGGCACCCAGGTTACCGATGTGCGTGTGCCCCTTAATGTAGTTGATTACGGCTTGAAGGTCCTTCTTACGAACAATAGCGTTATCGTCGCTAAGACCGTCAAGTGCATCACTAAGCTGGACAACTGGGGCGACGATGTCAACCTGCTGTGTACCGTGTACCTTGACGTGTTCATCGTTACCCAGTTTAACATACGACCCTGACTTATGAAATACCCAATACTCGCCACTGGGTACAGCAGGCAGGGAGTTCTTGGTAGACCCGAAGAAGGTCAGGCACATCATCATCTGCCCCTCCGCGTCCAGGCACCCCAGGAGGGCCAGGGTGCCCTTCTCGGGACCGCCCAGGGCTCCCGAGGTGGCCCCGGGGGAACCGGCCCACGCAGCGCCCACAGGGAGGTCTCCCGTGGTCAGCCCATCGGGCAGGGTCTTGAAGGTCGCGGACGGGGGTTCCGCGTCGGGATGCCACTCCACGACCTCGGCCAGCTTGAATTGCAGCGAGGACGCCGCGTGCGCCCGTGCCCGGGAATCGAGCAGGGCGAGGAAGTCAACGTCATCAACACCGTGGGCCATACTACACCCCCAAAGACGCGCCGCTCGTCTGAACGGCGTGATTGACCAAGGTAAACCTGGCGATGTACCCTTCGGTAGAATCGCCGCTGTCGGGCATAGTCCAGCTAACCTCAAATGCCTTAACCGCGTACACTTGGTCTGCGGCTTCCGAACCAGTGTTTTGCAACCGGATGTACTGGCGGTGGCTGAAATTAGGTTGGGCCAGCACCGTCAACGTTACCAAGAACTCCTTACGAGAAATGTCCTTGGCAATCTGCGCGGAGATGCGGTCACAATCCTCCTGGCTACCGTTCTGGATGACGTAAGTGTAGTTCTCCTTGTTGCCGATACGCGGCGAGGACAACGCGCCGGAAGTCACCACCCGGCTCTGACCGGGCTTCTGATGCTTAGCCATCTTCTTCTGACTGCGGTCGAAGGTCGGAGCCAGCGTGTTGGGATTCTTTTCCAACTGCTCGGCCATAGCCTTGACCTTGGCGTCGTTCATAGTGGCGGTCGAGGTATAGGTTTGCTGCGTCAAGAGCTGTACCGACTTGACGGTGACCGATACTTCGTGACTAAATAGCGGAGAGTGTTCAATCTCCAAGTCGAGGATGTTGTACCCCCACTTGTAGGTGTAGTTCGCTTCGGTGCCCTCAAGCGAGGTGACGTTCGGCGACAGGTCCACCGGCTTGGGTTGGTAGTACAGCACGTCGCCTTCCACGTACAAGTCGGCGTTGTCCTTGGCGGCGAAGCTCATAAAGAGGTCCCAGACGGGCATATTGACCGCCTGCTGTACCGCCTGTTGCTTGTAGACCTGGCCGATGGTGGTCTTGAAGTCGTGAACGGTGGACTTACCGTCCTTATCCACCGTCTTGAGGCCCTGACCGAACTTCTGCGTGTACTCCTTGACGACCTGGGAAGTGGTCTTACGGGAGTTAGCACCGGTGGCTAGAATCTCGTTGACCTTCTCGAACTGCAACACCTGGGCATAGCTGGCGGCGGTGAGCACGTAGACACCGGCCCGGCGGTTCATACGCACGGTTGTAACCACCCCGCTAAACTCCGGGGCGTCCGTGTACTCGACAACGCCGTCCAGCGCCATACTGGTAAGAATGGCGAAGGGCAGTGGCTTCTTGTGCTCCTTGATGTAGTCCTGGTACAGCTTGAAGATGTCGAAGCCCTTTTGAATGGGAATGGTGGCAGAAGCGTTCGAGCCCGCGCAGTAGGCCATTTCGCTCTTGCTCCACGCCTGTAGCTTGTGACTCAGGTAGCCGCCAACGCGCAACTTGAAGTCAAGTTGGCGGCTAACGCCCACCATACGCTCGTTCAGCGGGGCCTTGTTCACCTGGGGCTTGCGAGGCAGGATGTTGTTCTTGACCCTCGACGTATCGAGTTCGAAGCCCAGCACGGCACCTACAGTAGCCATATTACACCTCCGCTCGCATATTGTAGTCGTCGGTGACGATGTTGGCGTCGGGGATGATTAGGGTGTACAGACCCGGCGGTGGCACCGGGGCGTGCAGCGCGTTGGCCTTCGCAATAATCTTCCAATGCTGCAAGTCGCCGTAATACTTCGCAGACAGGACGTAGAGGTCCGGATTCTGAATAGTAACCTTGCGGGCAATCTTGGGGGTTACAATCTTGGTAAAGGTCTTTTGTAGCAACTTGATGTTGTTAAGCGCGTTCTGCACGTTGGTCGTGGCCGTGGCCGTTGCAGCCGGGCCTTTCACCATCGGCAGCGCGCCGTTGTTGGTGGCCTGCTTGATGAGGGCTTCGCGCGCGGCGTTGTACGCCCCCAAGTTGCTGACGGGCGGCTTGGGTTCCGTGGCGACAACGGCGTAGTTGGTGAGGTAGACCTGAATCTGCTCCAGGCGGTTCTGTAGTTTCTGTGCTTGAGGCCCGTAGACCTTCGTAAACGCGTCGGGCTCCAGGGTATTGTGCGGCTTGCCGTTCTCCATATCGACGGCGAACTGGGGCAGAAGCTCGTCCTTAAGCTCGCTGAAGGCGTCCACGAAGTTGGTAGCCGCCTGTACGAAGTCGAGGAAGTCGTTGCCGCCAGGCACCATCGAAATGCCCTTCAACAGCAACGACGACGGGTCCTTCTTCCACGCCTGGATGAGCAGCATCGTAAGACGGGCAAGCGCCGCCAACAGCTTCAGCATCTTGGTTGCGTTCTTCATAAAGTCCAAGAACTGCGCGAACATATCGGCAAACAGGTTGGTCGTGACAGAGAACGTCGTCAGCGCGAAGAAGTCCGTAGCCGGGCGCAAGTCTTCCGTCAGCACTTCGAAGGTCAAGGTATACGAAACCTTGTTGATGCTGTGGATGACCGGTTTGTAGCTACGGATGATGCCGGTCCAGGTGTAATCCTGGAACCGCAGTTGTACGGGCGTCCGCACCTCGGACAGCTTGCGCAGCGTTTCGGAGCGGTTCGACGCGAACTGGGCGGGGATGGCCGGGCGGTTACCCGCCGCCGGGATGTCGTTGACGCTGAACAAGACACCGTGCCACGTCAGCGGCTCCGGATGGCCGCCGTACGAGTCAATGGTACGAAGGCCGCCGGAGAAGCGGTGGACGGCCAGAACGTTCTCCAGACCGTTGGCAAGCTCGGACGGCACTTCCGTCTTGTAGAAGTGGAAGGGCTCATCGTTACCCAGCGAGAAGATGGACCCGATGATGACATTACCGTTAGCGTCAGCCATTGTTGCTTACCTCGGTACAATGCCGGGAGGGAGGTCGCCGTGACCCCTGCTACCGGTGCTGCGGTTCAAGTTGGGGTGCGCGCTGTGCAAACGGTCAACGGCGCTGCCTGCGATGGCGTTGGCGTTCTTTTGGTCGATAGCCGTGTTGCCCTTGGCTTCGACCAGCACACGCAGCGTCATTTCGGCCTTCAACGGGCCCTCGATGAGCGGCTTCACCTGGACGCTCGTGGTAGTCCCGCGCGGCGGGGCAGCGGCACCCGGGATGGTGCGCGGGCTGACACCAGCCCCAGGACCAACCGTTCGGCCCTGCGACTCGCGCAACAGCTCAAGCGGCGTCTTTTGGTAAGACGCTTTGGGGGTGGGTACGGAGAACGCCGTAGGATTGTTTGTCGGCGCAGGCGGCTTGATGCCCGCCGCCCTGGCAAACGGATTGTTAGGGTCAGGAATGTCGCGGATAGCCAGCACGACCACACCGATGGCGGCGGCCAACGCGGTAAGGCCCAACGCCACCGTGCCCAGCATACCGAGGCCCGGCAGCGCCGCCGCCACGGCCACGGCCTCCACACCCGCCGCAGCGGCGGGACCGCGCACGGCCAACAAGCCCAGGGCCGTGGCCGTAGAGTTCAAGGCCGACGCCGTGCTGGCTAGCGTGCTGATGGCGGCCAGCCCGCGCACCGCGCTAAACACCATCACGACACCCGCGAGACCGCCGGTGGCGATGGCGGCGCTGATGGCCCCAAACACGGCACCGACCGCTTCCGGGTTGTTCTTGGCGACATCGGCGATGGCACGCAGCGTCGGGTTGACGACCTTGAGCATACCGGTCACAACAGGCAGTACGCCCTGCGACAACTGGTTCTGCAAGTTCTCCCACTCGATGCTAGTCTGCTTGGCTTGGAACTTGTATTGGTTCGAAACCTTGTCGAACACGGTCTCGATGTCCTCTGCGTGGTTCTTGGCACGCAGGAAGTCGTCCTCGATGCGCTGCGACTGCTGGAACATAATGGAGACCAGACCTTGCGACGTTTGACGGCCGGTCGAACCCATAATGTTCTTGTTGAGCCACAACTGGGCGTTCTCCGGGGTCCAAGCCTTGCCGTCCGCTTTCATCGCGGCTTGCAGCTTGGGCATATAAACCGTCTTAATCCACTCGTGCGGGTCTTTGGAGAGCAAATTACCCTGGACGAAGGCAGTCATCGGGTTAAAGGACTTGATGCCCTTCCCATCCTTGGTGAACTCGATAGACTTGTCGTGGATGTTGACGAGGCCCAGCTTCGCCATACCCATATTCTTGTACGCGGCCTGCTGACCCATCAGCATATTGGTCATAAGACCGTTGACAGCCGTACCGGTGCGCCCGCCGCCAAGCTCCTGCATCACGAACGCCAGCTTGAGGAAGCCGTCGTCCGACAGACCGAACTTGTTGGCCTGGAGGGTCTTCATACCAGCCAGAACTTCGTTAACGCGCAGCGTGCCGCCCGTAGCTTCGGTAGCCTTCATAATGAGGCGCAGGCGCGACTCGAAGTGCTCGATACGCTCCTCCCGGGTCTTGGCCTTGCCGTCCGGACGGTTGGAGGCCGAGCCGAGTTCGGCCGCTCGAATGGCGTTGTCCAAGGTAGAGTCGCTAAGGTTGTAGCGTTGCTGCATACCGACCTTGAACTTGTTAACCAGCGTGAGAACGGAGGTGTCCTTGCCGTCCTTACCCAAGACGGCTTCAGGTCCGCCCAGTACCGCGTGCAGCATCTTAAAGGTGTCGTTGGCCTCCTTGTAGTCGATGCCCTTACCCAAACCGGCCTGCTGGCGGTTAATCTCGCGGACGCGGGCCAACAGCTTGTCGTTAATGCCCATACCCATCAACTGCTGGTCGGAAGTGTTCATCTTGTTACCGACTTCGGCCATCGAGTGAACGGCGTGCGCAACGCCCGCGCCCGCGACACCGGCACCCATAATGAGGCCGACGCCGCGCTGTAGCCGCTGGTGGTACTTCTCCACCATACGCATACGCTGCTCGATAAGCTGGCTGTTACGCAGTTCTGCCGCGTGCTCGGCCTCCAAAGAGTGCAACTTGGCTTCACGGTACTTTTGTTCCGCGTCAAGCTTCTGCCGCACGAGGTCGTTAAGGTGGACCTGGGCGTCCATTTCGCCCTGCATCACCTTCATCTTGGCGTCCGCGTCTACGATGTGGTTGTCTCGCATCTGGTTGAGCGTGTGCAGACGCTTGTCGTCGGCTGCCTTGGCCTTGTCCGCTTGAACCTGCTCTTTCTTCGTAATGGCATCGGTCGCCGCCTGCCGGGCGTTAGCCAGCTTGCGCGTGTCCTTGTCCTGCTTGTCGGTCAGTTCACGCTGCTTGGTCTGGGCCTCGTCCAGCTTGGTGTTCAGTTCGTTTTGATGGAATACCTGCTTCTTGTGTGCTTCGTCCGTACGCTGCGCGTGGTCGCTGTCGGCCTGGGCAAGCGCCTTGTTCTTGGCGTTGTCCATCTGACGCATCGTGCGCGTCTGGCGCTCGTCGTTGGTACGCACGCGCTCCTGGGCTTCCGCAATCTTGCGGTCCAGTTCGACCATCTGGTGGTGCTGGTCCACCAACTGCTTGTTGTAGGCCAGCGACTTCTCCAGGTCGGACAACTGGTTGTTGTACCCGTGTGCGGCGTTGCGCGCGGCCTCGATAGGGTCCTGGCTGTGAGCGATGGCTTGGCGGCGGGCGTCATCCATCGCAGCCCCACGCAACGCGTGCAACTGGGACTTCTCGCTGTGCTGGGTTGCAATCTGGCCTTGAACAAACGCCAATTGCGCCTGACTCATAACCGAGTGCCCCTTGCCAACCAAATGCTCGCGCTGGCGGGTAAGCTGGTCGATGTGGTCGTTAGCAGCCTCTCGGCGGTCACCAGAGGCGGCAAGCGCCTTACGCCGGTTCTCGTTGAACTGGTCGATGATGCGCTGGCGGCGCTCCTGGTGCTGCTGGTCGCGGGCTACCTGCGCGTCCTGGTGCGCCTTCTCCTGCTGGTCACGCATCCGGGTCAGACGCTCAATCTGGCGGTCGGCCTGGGCTCGGCGCATACCGTTCGCCTCGCGCAAGCGGGCCAGGTTCTCATCGAAACGCCGTTGGATGGCCTCCCGACGCTGCAAAGCGTTCTCTTGGATGGCAGACTGGCGCTGCGCGGCTTGCTGTTGGGCCGCGTTGATGCGGTTCTGCAAGTCGATGAACTTCTGGGCCGACTTCTCGCCGAACGCGTCCATCGCACGTTGCCGTGCGTTCTCTGCCCGGTTCATCTGCATACGGCGCATCTGGGCCTGCTGGGTAGCGGCCTCGTGCTTCCGCATAGTCTCGATAGCCTTGTTCTCGATGCGTTCGAGGTTCGCCATCGACTTGGCGTACTCCGACTGCGTCTTGGAGAGGCTAGCGAACTTGCCCTGCATATGCGCCAGACGACCGGACAACCGGTCGTTGGCGTGGAACAGGACTGCGACCTTGTGGACTACGTTCATTGTTACCTCGAAAGGTTCTTGAGAAGGCCATTAACGATGGCGGTCTCTGCGAAGGTTTCCGCAACGGCGTTAGCGGTTTTGTAGAAGTCGTTGCCGGTGAAGATGGGTCGGGGTTCTACCCAGGTATCCCCACCCTTGGGGTTGTGGGCGTGGAAGCCGTGTTCGGCCATATCGAACAAGAACTCCAGCGACCGGGGCGAACCGTACCTAGGAGGGTCGTAATCGCCGTCGTGGATGCCAATCTTGACATCGAGGCCGTGAATCTCGTAGTCGATGGCGTCGTGCATCTGGCCCGTGGCGTACAGGGGGTCGTCGGGGGCCAGACCAGCGTCCGAGCGTTCCGCCTGGGTCCAGGTCTCCTCTAGCCCGGCCCACTCGCCGTTGCCGTGTTGGAGAATCTTATCCTGGAAATGGCGCTTCATAGCCTCGCCGGAGCTATGTAGTGCCGACCCGAGCGCCCCACCCGCCTTGGAGGCCGCTGCAAAACCAGAAAAGCCGCGTCCGAACGCGGCTTTACCTGAATAAGCGAACGCCGCAGTCTGGAACAACCGACCCAAGGAGGCAAAGTCTACGAAGTCGGACACGACCTTACCTCCTTGTTACGTTTCCCGGGGCTTCCACGACATTGTGTCCCAGTCCCAGACACCGCCCTCGTTTTGACCGTGTTGGATGCAGAATCCCATTCGGTACACGTCATCTAGCGCCATCGCCTTATCGGCGTCCCAACCCTTACTGATGAGATAGTTCACTTCCCACCAGTAAGAGTCGTCTACGACTTTTTTAGGTCGTCTGCGCTGACCACCTTCTGAATGAGTTGCCGGGTGCTGACCTCGATGACCAGGGTGTCGAGGGCTTCGTCACCCAAAAGCTCGGCGAGGGATTCGAAGTCCTGTCGAGTGGTGTTGCGGTCGTACAGCGGGGTCGGGAGGGGCATCCCGTTGATGTGGGTAATCCACGCCATCGAACGGAAGTACATCAACATTCCGTCGTTGGTGGCGTCGAAGCCCAGAATCTTCGTGATGTGCAGCGCCACCGGTCGGGTGGGCTTGGCGATGGTAATCTTGTTGATGCCCTTACCGCTCTGGGAAGGGGCGTCGAAGGTGTAGGGGTCACCCGGGGACGCCATAATGGCATCAGTAGGGGCAGGCTGCTCGCCCGCCCCTTCCTTCTGCTCAACTACGGGCGCTACCGGGGCTTCCGTGGTCGTCACCGTCTGCTCGACTTTGTTGGGGTCCTGCCCGTTACGGGCGGCCTCCAACTGTTCGGGCGTCAGCACGTCAGCCATTGTAGTTCACTCCTTGTCTTGTCGCCTTTAGACGACGAGCTTGAGGGCGTCGGCCAGAGCGGCCAGCAGTTGGCCGGAAATGGACTCGATGCCGTTCTTGATGTCGCTCAGTTCCCGCTTGGGGGCGGTGAACGCGAACGACTGCTCCACGGGGTTGTTGGAAGACCACTCGCCGTCGCTCTCCGGCTTGATGGTCGCTTCGGCCCACGTCTTCTTCACAAGGCCCTTAGCGGAGCCGCGCGAGTCGTAGACGTACTGCGTCACCGTACCGGTCACCTGACCGGCACCCGAGAGGCAAGCGTCTTGCAGCACTTGCATCAGGTAGTCGCTG